CGCAACGTGATGCAGCCGAGATCCCTGTTAGTTACGAGAATTAACGCCCGTGTCTTAGCAGGAATCTGCTTGACCATCCAGTCAGAGAGGCACCAAAGCCCCTTTGAGTATGCGTTATTTGAAACGTCTACCCAAGACTGTAGGTCAACGGCTGTGGTCCCTGGACTTAGTGTCGATAAATACAAGGGGCTCACGTCGAGCCCATCGTACGCATCGAGTCCGCAAGATTCGCGGAACTTACCACTATAATGCGTCTTCGACGCATTAACCTTTAACTCCAAGAAGGAGAGTAAGGTGTCCAGCATAGGTACTGCTGACGACGGCAGTATCAAGTCGTCGCCATATACACGGACATCCTGAGCAGCACGTTTGATACTCCTTGTAGTCACTTTGTGACCACCAAGGTATAACACGACGGCAATACATACCATCGTGTATATTATCGTCTGCACAGGAAAGGTGGTTCCGTTCCCCTGCGATGCATACTTGCGAAGAAGCAAGTGATAACGCTCGCCGTGACCCGTTGAGTTAACTAACCAACGAGTCCGGCAAGCATGCAACGCCTCGAGCAACGACCAATTGGCCGTAAACGCTCGTTCAACCACCCAGCATGATAAGCGATCACTAGCCGACGAAAGATCGACGGTTGCGTAATCACCAGTCTTGCTGGCTGAGAGACAGGCAGCCCGTGAGGGTTCCTGGCTCTTAAAGTTGATAGAGGGACGAATTTGGTGAGGGAGATTCCTCCTCAACCAATCCATCATTCCTAACTGAAGGAATTGATGGGCCACAGGTTCGGAGGCAATTAGTCTGGGAGACTTGAGCGTCTTAGGCACAGCTATCAGCTTTGCCGGACGCTCCTGAACACCAAACGAAATTGCCTCCTCGAGATGCATGTCCTCTCGCGATTGACCAAATAGCGTCCATGGGAAGAACCCATCTAGCTTGTTTGGCCAATTCGGGAAGTGATACTTATCACTTTTGGATTTTGCATCTGCAACCGCTCCTGGTCCGTGTGATGGTCTTACATCACGGGGCATGACTTCTGGCATGGTCGAACTGACTATGCGACAAACGTCATCCAGAGTCCGTAGTAACGGTCCTGGCACGTGATCTCCTTCAGAGAACACGTCCCCATGTCTGTTTGAACAGTCTGAGAATGATAACCGTTGTCCGTGCGATAGAGTATCGCTAAGACGATCAAGATCCCAACGAAGAGTAGGGATCCTAAGACGATTATCAATGCGCTCAAACTCGGTAACCGCCTCCATAAGGGTTGCATCACTGCAGTCCTTCTTCACCTTCTTCGCGAGCAACAATGTTGCACGAAGAAAGAATATATGGTTGGGGTCGACCGTTTCAAGCAGATTGCCATCTGCATCGAAACACTTTGCAAAGAGACCAGCAAGAAATTGCCGGGCTCCACCTGTAACCTTCCCGAATGTTTTCGGCAAGGCCCTCGGGTCTAAGTGTCCTCTAGAGAGTGCAGAGTCTACGACTCGGCACGCATCCGGCATGTCGATCATGATGAACGGCATGCCTCTCGAGGTTACGATGTGTTCTAACCAGCGAAGATCACTGGTGAGTGAGGGCAGTAGACCTATATCCCACGTTGCGATGTCCTTAAACATCGCGG